GTTAGCTCCGTTGGGTAAGGCTTTCTTTAGCTTCAACATGCAGTTTGACTTTGATAAATCAATCAAAGGAGACTTGGAAGTTACAGCTAGAGGTACAGAAAGCTTGATGGCTAATGAGGTGAGAAGCCAACGCTTGATGCAGTTCTTGCAAATTGCTAGCTCTCCTGCACTGATGCCGTTTGCTAAGTTCCCTTACATCATTCGTGAGATTGCTAAGAGTATGGACTTAGATCCAGACAAGGTTACTAACAACATGGAAGAAGCTATGCGTCAAGCTTTGCTGATGCAACAAGCTACAGCTCCTGCTCCTGCAGAGGGTGCTCCTCCCGTTGGTGGTCCTCCTCCAGTATCTGATATGACTGGCGGTGGTGGTGGAAATATTGGCGTTGGTGCTGCACCAGTGCCGGGTGAACAAGGATTTGCTGGTAATGTACAAGCCGTACCTCCCCAAGCTTAAAGGCTTCGTAAATACTAACGCTACATGGGAAGCGTTCTTAGATATGCTAGATGCTGAGATTGCTCAGCAGCATAAAAACTTAGAACAAGCTGTTGATGTGCGTGAGATTGGAAAGGCTCAAGGAGCCGTTGCTGCTTTACGCAGACTAAAACATCTAAAGGATGAAGTTAATGTACAACAATGAAACAGAGCAACTCTTTGCTGAAGGCGGCATGAATGACGAAGGTGGCACAGTAGATCCTGTGTCCGGCAATGACGTACCTGCGGGATCTTTGCAGAAAGAAGTGAGGGATGATATTCCTGCACAACTGAGTGAAGGCGAGTTTGTTATTCCTGCTGATGTTGTTAGATATATTGGTCTTGAAAGATTGATGAAGCTTCGTGATGAAGCTAAGCAGGGACTCAATCGAATGGCAGAGATTGGTCAGATGGGTAATGCTGATCAAGTAGAAAACCCAGAAGCTTTGCATGAAGGTGATGAAGAATTTGAATCAGAGATTGATGACATCATCTCTGAAGTTGATGGTGAGCAAATGGGTGAACAGAAGTTTGCTCGTGGAGGTGTTGTTAAAGTTCCTGAAGCTAGTAAAGACATATTAGCTAAATATAACATTCAAAGAACAGCCATTACAAATCCAGCAAATGATGTAAGACTTTTGAAGAATGCTGCTGGTGATTCTTTGTACATGACCTATTTCAATGGCAAGCCTTCAGGGAGAATACCTAAAGGATATTCTGTTGTTGATGCAAACCCTGCAAGTAGAATGACAGGTACAACTCCAGCATCAACAGGTGCTGTATCTACGGGTGGAGTAGACCCATCTATAACTCGTGGAGTAGATATGCCTAGAGGAGGCAGTTTAGTTACACCTATTACGCCTACAGAACCACCTACAGAAACTCCTACAGGAACAACAACCACTACTGCTCCTGCTGCTAATGCAGGATTTACTGGTGATAGAGGACAAGGTGTAAATTCTTTTGGTGGCTCTATTACAGCTACCGATACAGGTGCTGTAAGTACAGGCATTGGTGGTTTCACCTTAAATCCTGATGGCACTGTAACACCAAACACAATAGATAGAACAGTGATGACTGTTGCTGGTATCGTTAACCCTCTGCTTGGTGTTGCAGGTAGAGTTAATAACGCCTTGGCTACTAGCTCTGCTAAAGCTTTCTCAGCATCTATTGCTGACACTGGGGGTACTAATCTAAATGCAACTCAGCCAGCCGCTACTGCTGGTCCTGCTTCTGTTGGTGGTACTGCTGGTGCTGCTGCAACTGCTGCTTCTTTAGCAGCCGCTGATGCTACAAGCAGTGGTAAGAGTGAAGGAGCAGTGGGTGCTGCTAGCCAAGCTGCTGCGGATGTTATTGTAAGAGGTGGCTCAGCCGATGCTGCTGCTCAAGCAGGTAGAGATGCTGCTGCTGATGTAGCAGGTAGAGAAGCTAAAGTAGCAGAAACTGCTTCTCAACAAACTGCAACAGATATTGCTCTTGGTGGTCAAGGGGGAAGTGCTGGTGCTGATAGTTTAACTAGTGGTGCTGATACTGCAGGTCGTCAAGATACTGGTGGTGGTATTGATACCACTGTAGGTTCAGGAAATGATGGTGGTGATGAAGGCGCTGGCGCTGGCGATGGTGGCATTGGTGGCGTTGGTGGTGTTGGTGGTGGTGGTGGTGGTGGTGGCGTTGGTGGTGACGATGAGTCTGGTAATGCTGAAGCTGGAGAACAAGATTCTGAGGGTGCTTCTATGACTGCTGTAGATGCCCTTGGTGGTTCTTTTGCTGCAAAGCCTATGGAAATGTTGCAAGCTGAAAAAAAAGGAATTAGAGTAGAGGCGGCTAAAGGTGGTCTTATTACTAAGCGTGTTAAAAAGACAACACCTGCTCAAAAAAGAGGCATTGCTTCTAGAAAATAATACTATATAATTAGCATACTCAAGCCAGAGGTGGGCTGGCGAGTATCAATAATTTCCCACCATATGGCTACCTATCTCCCTGCGTATGCAGCTACAGTTAGCCCCAACTTAAAAGGTATGTTATGACAGAAGCGGTGATTAATCAGAACCAACAGGCTCAGGCGTTCTCTCCATTTGGTAAGCGTAATGCTAACAAAGATCGGATTGAACAAGAAGAAGCAGAATTAAAACGATTGGCTGAAGATAAGAACAATCCACCAGAAGGAAACGATGGTGACGATAGTAACTTAAGCGGAGAAGAGAAAAGCTTTAAGAAGCGTTACGGTGATCTTCGCAGACATTCTCAGCAACAGCAAGTAGCTTTGCAGAAGCAGATTGATGAGCTTCGTTCACAGCTACAGAACAGCACAGAGAAGCAAATTAAGCTTCCTAAGAGTGAGGAAGAGTTGAATGAGTGGGCTAAAACCTATCCTGATGTTGCAAAGATTGTTGAAACAATTGCAATTAAAAAGGCTAAAGAGCAAACCCAAGCATTGGATGAGAGATTCAAACAGCTTGATGAGCGTGAGCATCAGACAGCTAAGGAGAAAGCAGAAGCTGAATTGATGCGTCTGCACCCAGACTTTGACTCCATCCGTGATGATGATGATTTCCACAACTGGGTTGAAGAACAACCTAAGTGGGTGCAAGATGCTTTGTATGATAATGACAGTGATGCAAGAGCTGCTGCTCGTGCCATTGATCTTTACAAGGCTGATAAGAATATTAAGACGAAGAAGTCTACCTCAGATAAGGGTGCAGCAGAAAGTGTTAACACCCGTGGTAGTCGTTCTGCGCCTACAGGCGAAAGCAAAGATGGTGTCTTTTATGAGTCACAGGTAAATAAAATGTCTACCTTTGAATATGAAAAGAACCAAGAAGCTATTGCTAAAGCATTACAATCAGGTAAGTTTGTATACGATATTAGCGGAAGTGCTCGTTAAGTATTGACAAACCTGAAACAACTGGTATAACTTTAAGCAGGACTAGGTATCTAGTCTTGCTCCTATGGGCCGTAACAATGCTAGCTACACTACCCCATAGAGTTATCTGTCACGCAAAACAATAAACTGTCAGAACAACCTGAAGTTTGTTGGCCTGTATAGACAAGTGGAGGCATCCCTGTTCTATACACACCCATCAAATACAGCCTCTGTGGTGATGTTGAGCGTATTTAATTATATGCCTAACACATATCTAGGAGGATATTAAAATGGCTTTTCCAAGTGCTGCAGGTTACGGCAATTTACCTAATGGTAATTTTTCGCCAGTAATCTATTCTAAGCAAGTACAACTTGCATTCCGTAAAGCGTCTACTGTTGAAGACATCACCAACAACGATTACTTTGGTGAAATCGCAAACATGGGCGACAGTGTCAAAATCATTAAAGAACCTGAAGTGTCTGTCCAGAGCTATGCTCGTGGTACACAGATCACTGCTCAAGATCTGAATGACGAAGACTTCACCTTGGTTGTTGACCAAGCTAACTACTACGCTTTCAAGATTGATGACATCGAAGCTGCTCACTCACATGTGAACTTCATGCAGATGGCTTCTGATCGTGCAGCGTATCGTTTGCGTGATCAGTATGACCAAGATGTCTTGGGTTACTTGTCTGGTTTTTCACAGTCTGCGAAGCATGTGAATCCTGATACAGCTCGTACAACAGCTTCTGGTACTAAGGCAGTTACTGCCGCTGGTGCTGATGAGTTGTTGGCTTCTATGAAGCTGAAAAAAGGTAGCTTCGGTAACATCACCACTTCCTCTGCTGGTGACCATTCCATTCCTTTGGCTCCCCGTCTGCCCGGTGCAACTGCACTGCCTACAGATGTGGCATCTCCATTGATGGTTGTGTCTCGCATGGGCCGCTTGTTGGATCAACAGTTTGTTGATTCCGCTGGTCGTTGGTTGGTTGTCGATCCCGTGTTCATTGAACTGTTGAAGGATGAAGACAGCCGTTTGTTGAACGGTGATTTTGGTGGTTCTGGTTTGCAGAACGGCTTGGTCATTAACAACTTGCATGGCTTCCGCATCTATGTTTCTAACAACCTGCCAAAGATTGGTACTGGTCCCGGCACTACAGGTACGGCTAACCAGAACAGCAACTATGGTGTGATTGTTGGTGGTCATGACTCTGCTGTTGCAACTGCTCAGCAAATCACTAAGACCGAGACATATCGTGATCCAGACAGCTTCGCTGACATCGTGCGTGGTATGCATCTTTATGGTCGCAAAATCTTGCGTCCTGAAGGCATCGTCACTGCTAAATACAACGCTGCTTAAGGAGAACGATAATGGCAACTGTTACAACTTTGGCTGGTTCAGCCTCCGCTGGTCGCACCGCTGGTGCTGTCCCTTACTTGGTCGATGTTACTATTGACTTCGCTGCTGCAGCTACAGCTAAAGGTTCTGCCTTGGCTGCTGCTGACGTTATCGAGTGTATCAATGTTCCCGCTAACACTCTCATCTTGAATGCTGGTATTGAAGTTGTCACCGTCTTGGGCGGTGAGTCTAACGATACCACTTTTGACTTGGGTGTTACTGGTGTTGATGCTGACGTATTCGTTGATGGCTTCGATGCTGACGCTGCTACTGCTGGTGCTTATGCCCAGAATGCTGCTGCTTTCCAGCCTATCGTGAATGCTACTGCTGACACTATCGACTTGTTGATCGCTACTGCCACTACTGCTCCCACCTCTGGTGAAGTGCGTGTATGGGCTGTGTTGATTAATGTTGATGGTCGCCCAGCTCGTGCTTCCGTTGACCGTGAGCAACTGGCCTAATAGCTAGTTGATGTGGGAGGGGCTTAATCGCCTCTCCCATTTCTGTATGCTCTATTAGAGAGCGTTTTTAAAACTAAGAGGATTCTCTAATGGCTATTACATCTGCCCTTTGCACAAGCTTCAAAAAAGAATTGCTTGAGCGTAAACATGACTTTAATGCTACAAGCGGTCATACATTTAAGATTGCTTTGTACACATCTTCAGCCACCCTTGGTGCTTCAACCACAGACTATACAACCTCTAACGAAGTTACAGGCACTGGTTATACTGCAGGGGGTATTGCTCTAACAAACATTGATCCTACTAGCAGTGGCACTACAGCATTCATTGACTTTGCTGATGCCACTTGGTCTAGTGCAACCATCACCGCTGCTGGTGCTTTAATTTATAATACAACCACTGATGGTGGATCAGCCACAACTAATGCTGTAGCTGTCATCTCTTTTGGTGGTGATAAAACATCTACCAACGGTGACTTTGTAATTCAATTCCCCACAGCAGACGCAAGCAACGCTATTGTTCGTATCGCATAAGGAGTCGTAGGTTATGGCTACGACAACCCGGTCGGGTGCAATATATGGCATTGGCATATACGGGACATCTCGTTATGGCATAAGCAATGTTACATATGTTCCTGATGGGGCGCAAGGCACGGCAACATCTGATAGTGGTGTTGTTATTAGTGGTGATGCTAACCATGTAGTTGTTAGCTTAGTTGCTGTAGGTGCGACAGGTAGTGTAGGTGTAGTAGGCGTAGCAGTTACTAGTTTAGTTGGTGTATCTGCAACTGGCTTTGTTAATGATGGCGTATCGTTTAGTTTAGGCTGTAGGTTTGAAATTGGTAGCGTTAGTGCTACAGGCAGCGTAGGTGATGTCACTGTTGTTGCCAAGGCAACCACTAATTTAACTGGTGTAGAAGCACAGGGAAGTGTTGGTAGTGTTGTTGTAATTGCTAAGGCAGTTACACTACTGACAGGTGTAGAAGCCACAACAGCTATTGGCACTGTTGATGTTAGGTCTATCAACAGAATTCCTGTAGATGGTCTTGAAGCAACAACCTCAATAGGTAGTGTTGTTGTAGTGGCAAAAGCCACAACAGGTTTAGTTGGTGTTGAAGGTGTTGGTAGTTTAGGCAGTGCTGTTGCAATAGCTAAAGCCTTAGTAGCAATATCTGGCGTAGAAGCCACAACAGCTCTTGGTGATGTTGTAGCAGCTAATAATGCTAGACCCACCTTCGATGGTGTGGAAGCTACAGGCGCTGTAGGTATAGTAGCTGTTACAGTTACTGTATTTGATTATGCTGCTGTAGCTTCGTTATATGATAGAAAACGCACTGTGTATGTTGAGAGACAAAGCACAGGCAAAGAAAGAACAGTGTTGGTGTTAGCGGAGTCTCGTAGAGTATATGTGGATAGACATCCTACAAGATATGATAGAACATCTTATGTGGCTACTGAGCCTAGACAAGCATATACATATAGAAAATCCACTTCTGCTGATAGAAGTGCTTTAGTGGAGTAGGAGTTTAATAATGTCTTTTCGTTGGCCCAATAAAGATCCTGATGAAACTTTAGACTACAGTGTTGACTGGTCTAGGTTTTTAGATACAGCAACTATTAGTAGC